GCGCGAATCTCAAGGCGGCTGGCTCCGTCTGGCACGGCCAGCGGCCGACGCTCCTATGCGACGCGTCCGGGCTATGTACCGCTCAAGAACTCAATCCGCACGCGAGTGAACATCGCAGGAAACCAGGGATACTGGTACTCGATTGCGCCGCACTCAGACTTCGTAGAGCACGGCACCGAGGCCCACTTGATCTCAGGTAAGCTGAAGTTCTGGTGGCGCGGTGGGTTCTTTTACTGGAACAACCCCAGGTACGGTCCGGTCGGGTCGGGCAAGTCATATGAGAACTGGACGCGAGCCGGGGGAGCCTGGGTATTCCACCCCGGCACGAAGGCGCAGCCGTTCTTGCGCCCCGCATATGACCGCATGCGCGTCGAAATGAACGTGATCGTCAAGCAGGAATACGCTAAGGTAAGAGTCTAATGGCAACCACAGTTACCGATCCGTACACAATTTTGGCCGACGCTATCGAAGTCGTTGTGCGTAATGAGTTCGATGACGAGTCCTTCTTGACCTTCAGGCACGACCGGCTGCACGAGTCCCTAGGCTCAGACGGAAACCTCTACGTGGGCGTCAGTCCTGAAGTTGAGCGGACGCAGGGGATCGACATGTTCCAGCAGGTTCTGATCCAGTTCTACGGCGGATTTCACCCAGACGTGGACCCATATCAGGAGATCGATCCGCGCATCATCGCCAACAAGGCTGAGCGCCTGCGCAGAGCGTTGGCACGCGCCCGCGTTGTCGCTACGAGTGAAGTCTGGTTCTTCGACGTGCTTGACACAAATTACCCCAGCGACGCCACCGGTAACAAGACTCGCTTTGAAATGAGGATTCAGGGTCGCGGACAGAACTCCGCGCTCGTTGAAACCTAATAGGTTCAGTGCCAGTTTGTCGCACTGGTCGGTAGCCTGTACAGCATGGCCACAATTTCTAAGAAGTCCGATGCACCTGAGGGTCCGATCAAGCTCTCCATCGGCATGACTCATCTTGAAGTAGATGGTCCGGTAGAGACCGACGATCTGCTCGTTATTGAAACCATCAGGAACTCTTTCAGTGGCCTGCTGGATGTAACAGAGGGAGATTCGTCTGACCCTGAGGCTGCGGCTCGTAGGGAGTCTGACGCGCTCAACGCGCTTTCAGAAGCTCGCGACGCGGCCAAGCGCCAGCACGCCGAGAAGGATCCTCAGGATCCAGCAGCGCCGATTCCGACTTCCATTGACGACCTTGAGGAAGCGGTAGCTGAGCGCGAGCGCATCGAGGCCGAGACCAAGGCTCGCCGTGAGGCCGCAGAGCCTGCGCCGGAAGAGTCCGACGAGCACATCGAGTACGAAGGCGGCAACAAGCCTTCAGACGGCCAGCCACCGGCTGACCGCCCCGTCGAGAACTTGCTCACCCGCGAGCCGACGCACAACGTGAACGTAAAGACTTCCGAGGGAGGTACTGAGTAACAATGGCTGGACTTCCAGGCAAGTCTGCATGGTTCGCGGCTGCTAAGCAGACCGCACAGGGTGCTGCGGCTACTACGCCGACAGCCCGTAACGCCTTCTCCGGAGGCGGCATCGGCCCTGTTCGTGAAACGGACCGTCTAACTGAAACCGACGCCGCGCGTGACCAGTCTTCCGCGTACGTAACGACCGCTGGCGTAGAAGGATCCCCAGAGATCTATCTACGTGATAAGACCATCGGTCTGTACCTACTAGGCGTACTCGGCAGCGTAGCGAGCACAGGTACCACTAACTACACCCACACGATCAAGCCAGGCAACACGCTGCCATGGTTCACGATGTGGAAGAACGTCGGTGGGGCCTCCGGACTCTTCGAGAAGTACACCGACTGCCAGATCGGCTCCATGACGATCTCCGCAGACGCGGGTGCTCCGCTCACGGCGGCCATGGGCATCCAGGGACTCCTTCCTGCTCGTTTGACGGTTGACCCAGCGTTCGCCCTAGCGGTTGACGCAGACCCGGTCTACAACTTCAACAACGCGGCCGTAACGCTTGGTGGATCTTCCACCCGTTTGGTCTCATCGTTTGAGTTCACGGTCGAGAACAACCTGACCCGTCAGCAGACCGACGACGTTCTACCGTTCGATATCTCCGCTGGACAGCGCGAAATCAGCCTTGGTTTCGACATGCTCTTCTCGGACCTATCGGAGTACAACAAGTTCCACTACGGTGGCGCGGCAGGCACAACGATCAGCCCGAACATCTTCACGACTTCGGCGAACTTCACCTTCACGCTGGGAACCAACAACGAAATCTCGTTCGACTTCCCGTCCATCGCGTACGAGGAATTCCCGGTCGAGGCCGACCCAGGTGGAGACCCCATCGTCGTATCGGCCCGTGCGGTTGCCCAGAAGGCGACCGGCATCACCGACCTTGTCACGGTCACCTTGAAGAACCAAGTCTCAAGCTACTAGGCTCTGTACCACTTGGCCACTCGCTACTGGTCAGGACGGGGAAAGGCACCTTCGGGTGCCTTTCTTTTTGCTAATTTACTAGTATGAAAGAATGCACAAAATGCCATATTAGAAAGCCGTTCGAAGAGTTCTATAAGCCGAAGAGTGCAAAGGTCGCACGGGACGGCTACACGTACTGGTGTAAGCAGTGCTACAAGAATAATTACGACAACCATAGAGACCGGCAGAAGCTGTCGAATAGGAAGGCTTCTATCCGTCGTAGGTACGGGCTTTCGCTTGAAGAGTATGAGGCTCTGATGAAGCGTGGATGTGCGGTCTGCGGAAACAAAGCGCGAGGGCGCATCGTGCTTGATCATTGCCATGCAACCGACTCTGTCAGAGAGCCTCTGTGTGACGGTTGCAATAAGGCGCTTGGCTGCGCTGATGATGATCCGAAGATCCTTCGAGATCTTGCCGTCTATCTAGAACGTCACAACACAGTCCATACTTAGAGGAATGGACGACGACGCTCGGCTACAGGCAGTGGAGATTGCACTGTCACAGGCTAGAAGAGTGCAGCGAGAGTCTCGAAGAGTCGTCCAGTCGCTTGCCCGACTGAGGGACGACCTAGAGACTGAAACACCGACAGCCCAGGAGGCACACGGACATGGCAACAGCAACGACGAAGACTGAGTGGAAGGCAAGCCGCGTCAAGGACGCGTCTAAGTGGCGCGACGCAGGTAAGCACGACGTGGTGCTGGCTTCCGGCGTGGAAGTCACTATCAAGATCCCCAACCTCCCCCAGATGGTCAAGACAGGGCAGATCCCTAACGATCTGCTGGACGCTGCCCTAGGCGCGATCCAAAAGCAGGAGATCACACCTGAACTGATCAAGGAACAGGCGGACTTCTATCACCTGATGGTGGCGACGATGGTTGTCGAACCTCAGGTAACAGAGACGGAGATTCCGGAACTGCCCTACGAGGACATCGAGCTTCTCGTGGAACTAGGCACGCGTCAGCGTGACGTGGACGCCATCGGACAGCAGATCTCAGGACTGCACTTGAGCGCTGACTGGCGTAAGTTTCGTGGCTGGGACAGCGGCGACGAGGATGTGGCGGGTCGCTAGCGCGGCAGGGAGACCATTTCCAGTTCTCGATGACGACCCGGTGATCGACTACATGATCATCGAAGCGGTATCGCTGAAGGTCGCCAAAGAGGACGAAGAGGCACAGAAGGCACACGAACGACGAGAGTGGAGAAAGGAGAAGCGTGGCTCACTAGACCACCTTCGAAATCTACCTAGTAGCTAAAGGTGGTGAGTACGGCAGATGGCATTTGAAGAGACAGTCGGTCACGCAAAAGTAATCCTCGAAATCGAGGAACAGGTTGACCGTGATCTTCGCGAGGCGCAGGCTAAGCTGGATAAGCAGCTTGCGCAGATCGACAAGAAGGAAGCCTCTGTCAAACTCACCGCCGACGACAAGCGCCTGAAGGAGAAGATCCGTGAGGATCTGAAGCTCCTTCAGCAGTATGAGGACAAGGCGGAAAAGGCGGGCAGCGATGCTGATCGCAAGGCTGCCCGTCGCGATGCCAAGAACACCCGTGCTCGCCTGACGCGTGCGCGTGCATCCAACGAAAAGCTATTCTCCCAGCTTGAGGCGTTCGACAAGGAACGCGAGGCTGCCGCCGCGACGCACGAAAAGCGCCTCGGCGATATCCGTCTCAAGGGCGCGGACAAGATCCGCCGCATCAACGACAAGGCGGAAAAGGAACGAGCCGCCGTTGCAGCAGCCGCCGAGAAGGCTCAGGAGCAGGCCGAAAAGCGCGCGAGTAAGATCGCGCTCGATGAACTTGAGCGCCGCACCAAGCGCGAAATGCGTCGCCGTCGTGACGCCGACCGAGAAAAGGCCAAGCTGGCGGCCGACCGCGCCAAGGCAGATCAGAAGCTCCTAGCTGAAGAAGAGAAGGTCCGCGAGAAGGTCACGCGCGATGCGGAGAAGCGTCTAGAGCGAGAGATCGTAGCCGGTCGCCGTGCCGCCGCTCAGCGCGCTCGTGAAATTGAACGCGAGGAAGGACAGGTAGAGCGTCTAACTAAGCGTTACATCGATTTGCAGAAGAAGCGCGACCGCTTGGGACGCTCAGGGTCTCGCTTGATCCAGTCACCATCTGAGCGCATCATGGTAGAGGCGGACACGAAGGCCGTCGTAGAGGAAATGAAGGCGGTCCGCGCTCGACTGGTGGCGATGAACCGTGACCCGATCACGATCAAGTTCGATGCTGAGGGACGAGGCTCGGAGGCACTATCACGCTGGTCTAACGCGCTCTCTGAAACTGCCGTCCGCGTAGGCCCATTCACGACCTCCGTCGCCGGTCTTACTCGCGCGATGGCGCTGCTCGGCCCGGTTGTAACTGGTGTCGTCGGGGCGCTGGGGGCGCTGGTTGGAGCGGTTGGATCTGCCGCTGTTGGATTTGGAGGCGCGGCCGTCGCCGGTATTGGTGCGTTCGGAGCGGCCCTGGGCGGCGTAGCGTTCCTTATTCCGTCTTTGCTGCGTGACTTCAAGTCTCTGAACACGCTACAGAAGGCGTATCACACTCAGGTTCTAAAGACCGGCGCGAACTCTGAAAAGGCCAAGACTAAGCTCAAGGAGTTCAACCACGCGTTGGGCGAAGTAGAGCCGACTACGCGCAAGGCATTTTTGTCACTTGACAAGCTGGTTGATCGTTGGCGCGATCTATCACACCAGGCACGTCCTATTTTCTTCAACGCCATCGCGCAGTCGATCAAGACGGTCAACAAGGGATTTGACACATTCTCCAAGGAGACCTTGCAGTCGGCGGGATTGGTAGGTAAGGGCTGGGAGCGTCTGATGAAGGATCTGCGCTCTGACGAAGCATTGCAGATCTTCCGTGACCTATCCGATGCCGGGCAGGAGTCCTTCCCGCCGCTGGCTAAGGCACTAGGAAACCTTGGCGCGGCTCTAGCTCGAATCGCCGTAGCGTTCAGTAAGGAACTACCGGGTCTAATGCGTGGATTCCGTGACTGGACAGGCGGAATCAATGACTTCACCAAGGACGGCTCAAGGATGAACGATATGGTCACTACGACCGTGGGATCCATGCGTTCGCTGGGCCGTTTCTTGCAGGCGAGCACGAAATTCTTGATCGCGTTCTTTGGGCAGGGCGTTGAGCCTGGCGTGAGCATGCTCGATGACATGACGAACGGCATCAACAACTGGACTGACGCGATCAACAGCGGCGATACGGGACTCGCTGACTTCTTCAAGGACAGCGTAGATACCACAGAGCGTCTATGGAACGCGCTGAAGCCGTTGGCTGAACTCTTCATGGAGTGGACAACGATCATGCGTCCGTTTACCGACACCATGATTCAGGTGCTCGGTGTTATGGGCGATGTCGTCGCAGGGATCGCCGCGTTTGAACCGTTCAAGGGCTTGCTTCGTGTCGCGTTCGGAGTGTTCATCGTAGGAGCCTTGACCGGTAAGATTATCTCAGTAGCGGGCGCTATGGCGCAACTAGTGAAGACCGTGCAAGCGCTTGGCGCAGCGCGCAGTGGTGCGGCCGTACTGGACGCGCTTACGGCGAAGAGCGTTCCAGCGCTGGGCCGTAAGGCCGCAGGAACCACGGCATCCTCAATGGCCGCTGAGCTTGGATCAGGCGCTAACGTGGCGAAGGTTGGCGGCGGACTCAGGGCCGCGCTGATGGGCGGATTGAAGTTCGCGGGCGCAGCCGGACTATTTGTTGCGGCGGGTGACTTCATCGCTAAGGGCTTTGCCACGGTGTCTAACCATGAAGGGTTCCTGAGCACCGCGCGCGGACTCTCGAATGACTTTTTGAGCACGATGACGCTCGGACTGCACGACAGTGCTCAGGAGGCGGCCGACAAGGCGATGCCGAAG